AGTTACTGCTCTATATTGAGAAGCATACAAACGAGGAGCAAAATTGCGAATAGAATCTATAGATTCAATATCAGAACCATTTTGTGAACTCTGAATAGTTGTTATAGCACTGACTGTTGCAGTATTATCATCAGTGAATGCTCCGGCAAAAGAAAATGATGATGCACCATTACCTTCTTTTCCATTTGTCACAATATAAGTGACGGTAATTACCGAATCATTTTCTAATTTTTTACCAAAATATCCATCACCAAAAAGAAGTTCATATTTTTCGTCTTGAACTTCTTGAATTAAAAACGTTTCTGATGTTGAATTAACTTGGAAAATATTTTCAATTAAATCATACTTATTCCCATTTCCACTATCATTCGGACCCTTTACATAAACAACAATTGTTGAGGTGTCTATAAATGAATTATCTAATACAAATCTTTGATCTAGAGATCCATCAACTGTAAAAGTTTTCTTTAAAAACGTTCCTTCTTTGATTTTAACATTATTAAATGTTGCAACCCCATTGGATACTGTTGCCGTAATATTTTCAGGAACAGAAAAAACGTAAGAACTTTCTCTAAGATTACCTATACAAACTAGACCTGCTTGTATAGTTAATGTATCAGTTCCACTTGTTGTTGCCGTAAATGATACGGTTGCCTCGGATGAAGTTCTTGATGAAGGAACATATCCAATATTCCTTGCAAGAGATACTACATTCTCTCGAACTGTTGCCGAATCTAAAAATGATTCATTGACGACCAAATTCGAATTAAATGCAGTAATGTAAGTATTATATGCTAACGTATCGATCAGAACAGAAAAGTTTGAACCCTCAAAATCAAAATCCGTGAAAGTAGAATTTGCACGGAGATAATCTTTTATTGAAGTCTTTATCTGATCAAAATCTAGATTTGTAAACTTTGTAAAAGGCATTTTATCTTGTTGCCTCTAATATGAACGTAAACTGTTGTGTTGGAATCTCTTGTCCAATAATATTAAAAACTATTGTAACCTCAAATTCATTTGAATCTGGAAGTACTTCCACAGAAACATCAACATCTTCAACTCTTGGTTCATAATTTGATATTGCATTTAAAATTTGATCCCGAATGATAGACCCGGTTCCAAAATCGGCAAATTCGAACAAACTTGAACGAACTTCTGATCCTAAATCTGGATTAAAAAATCTTTCATTCGGGATTGTTTCTACAATATTGCGAATTGAGCGACTAATTGCTCTTTCATTTTTCAGAATTGGCAAGTCTTTCGTAATAGGATGAGGTTCAAAGGACAAACTAATGTCCTTAAACGCTCTTGATATGCGAGTTATTGCCATCAGACAAGGGATTTTTCTTTATTTATAGCTATTCGTGCCATCTTTCAACAAAATCATCAAACCCATTTGCACCACCACAAGGTCTTGAAAGACGATTTTCTGGTATTTGATACTCTTTCTTTAAATCATCGTGCATAACTTCCTGCAAGACCTGTTTTGGTGACAACGAATCATAATCTGTAACCAATTTTGTGGTTCCCCACATCTCTCTCATGTAGTTTTTGTTTCTATCGACTGGTAAATTCGACATTTTAGCTCCTGATTTGTGAAAATCAGAACTTTTAAAGGGGTTGCTATCCCTAAAAATTATTTATTTTATCCAAAAACCTTTGCGATAATAATCAGAATCACTTATATATTGGTAATTTTTCATATCATTTGAAATTTCATTGTTCCATACCGGAATTGCCTCATCATTTCCAAATCTAAAGTCGGGATTTTGCCTAAAATGAACCTCTATAAGACAGTTTCCTATGAATTCGCAGTTAATCCATTCATAATTACCATGCAAATTCTTTAAAATGTTTGGAAATTCTATATCTCTTTCTATTTTTTGCCATTTTTTCCACTTATAAAGAGGGTCTTCTTCATTACGAGTTCCTATTACTGATAATTTTTGCTTCTGGTATTGATAATCAATACTTATATGTTCTCCATTAAATAATTCGCACCAAAATTCACCTGGATGATAGTGATCAGTATTGTCATGAATATATTCAATACGAGCAAATCGCCCCATACCCAGAAGATTCATACAAGGACGGATAATATAAAAGTCGGATTTGGGGACTTGTGTTCCAACAGGACCACACTTATATCCCAAAATCCGACTTAAAATTAATTTATTATAAACCCAAAGGTCATGAGGATGAATTTGATTCCATTCTTCATTTCCTTCTAGGTACATTTTATTTAACCTTTACCTTGTCCCCGATACTTTTTCTTAGCCGAGTTACGAGAACTTGCGGACAATTTTGTGTGCTTCCCTTTTCCTTGACGAGACTTTTTAGGTTTGGCTTCGACATAATTACCCTTTCTCATAAAACCAGTTTTTGCCATAATTTTTTTACTCCTTGTAAATTTCAGTTTCAAGTTCCGAAGGATCCGGAGAACCAGTCTGATAGTATTCTACCGCAAGGTCCTCCATTACCTCAAAATATTCAAGTTGACCTAGGTTTTTATATATTCTGTCTCCTTTGTACAGAATATCATAACGCTCACTCATTAGATTACGCGAGTCTTTTCGTGCCCCACACGAACACGAGGATCACACCAAATCTCAAATCCTGCTTCAATGGCATCCAAACAGAAGGATACATCCTCTCCACACATATCTTGAACCTCTCCAGACTCAAAAACTTGCATCTTCGGAGCAAACCATGGATACTTCATACCCTCATTCTCAAAGACTCCGTGCTTGATGAGTAACCACCCAAATCCTGTATAATCAACAGTAAAAGGTTTGCGCCTCTTGGAGATGCTCTCGATGGTTTCGTGATTCATCACACCTCCATTGTTACGGAAGTCATCCTCCTCCAACCAATGAGCAACTGATGTTGTGCGACCATCTTCGGTACAATACCAACCAGCGGCAATGTCCTTATCCATTAATACTAACTGATAAAACTTCTCAGTATTAAAAACAATATCACTATCAATCCATAACTGATAATCATATTTTAACTTACCGTCCCAGGGAATTTGATTCGGTCCGCGCAGTACATTAGCTCCAAGACACTTGCACCTTGCAAAGTTGACCATGGAGGAGTAGTCCTGCGAGATCTGAATGCTTGCCCCGCACTGTACAAGATCAAAACAAAGTTGTACAAAACTCTTCAAATACGTATAAGATACTCCGCGCCCTGGAAGACAAAAAACAATACTCTTTCCTCGAAGCATCTCTTTTGCCTTGTCATAGTCCCATTCTTGCTCTTGTTTCGCCACTGTAGGAGCGGCTGCTTTTACTGTAAATCCTTTAGCCATAATAGAATTGAATTACTTTCGAATCATACTGCATTATGTATACTCTGTCAAGAATCTGTAATATCAGTAATGATAATACAGTCATTCTCAACTTCAATATTAACTTCGGTTCCTTCATACCACCCCTTTTCATCACATATCCATTCGGGAATCTTTAAAAAATACTCCCCACTTACTGGATCAATCTCTATAGTCGTAAAATTTTCTGCGCGATTTTTTTGCATCTCCATTAAACCTAGTTGTTGTTTTTATATAGCAAAAAAATTTTTTATGTGCCTTTGAAATCTTAGAGGATTTTGTGTTGTGGAATTTTGTGTTTCTTTGAGATCTTGGAGAATTTTGTGTTCCTTTGAGATCTTAGAGAATTTTGTGTTCCTTTGAGATCTTAGACGACATCGTAACACTTTGTAGACTCTGGGGACCCATGGATTTTAATATACGGGGGGGCGAACCCCCCCGGACTGCTGTAACGAACGAATGAGACTGCTGATCAGGCAGCAAAGGTCTCAGGATATTGGCGGGCGATCCGCAGCACCTGCTGATCGATCTCCCACTCAGTGTCGCCGGGGCAGGAACGATCCAGGACGCGGAAGCGGGAAAACTTCTGCCCAATGGAATCGGCAGAATGCCCGGACTCGGGGAATGCTGCCATGAAAGCAGAGACGACGGCATCGCGGTCGCCTTCGGTTGCAAGGTAGCGGTCGGCGATGAAAGCAGTCTGCTCTTCAGAGTAGGGCACTCGCTTAGAGGGCACCGCCATGGCAGCGGCAAGAGCGGCGTCCATGAGTTGCCGCCCCTTCTTAAAGAGCAGGCGCTCGGGGCGGTCCAGATTGGTCAGACCATACCCGGCAACATAGGCGGCGTTCTGCTGATAGAACTCCAGAGCGTTGCGGTCGGAAGCGGTCAGGGTTGAGGTCATGAGTCGGTTTGGGTTCATTTGACTTGAGAGAATTCTACAGGGTCACCATACATATCGGGGACCGATAGCGTGACAGTTCACCCATTGTCCCTTTGAGGTGTCGCCGCTGAACCAAAGCATCTTCAGAATGGCGCGGCGTGAGACGTGGGTGTGACGGTGCTCAGTCAGAGGGGTGTTAAACCAGCGGACCCGTGCCGTTCCCGTGATAGGGTTCAAGCGGAGGGTCCAAACGCTCTGAGAGTCGCTGCAGTCGATTGGATAGCGCATCGGGTTTCCGTTTGGTCCCCCTATCCTATCAAATCAGGTGCCCCCTGCAACCCCTCTCAGGCAAGTCTCATGAGTCTCTCAGAACTCAATCGGTGTCGTGGTGATAGCATCCAACACGGAGAGCAGTCGCTCACCATTCTCTGCTTGAGACAGGAGTGCAATCATGAGACCAACGGACATGAGAAAAATGTTAATGAAGGACAGTGAGTTAATGTTAGTTGGGGGGAGAATGTGTCTCCCCCTGACTGATACTATCAGGCAGCAACCTTGATAGTTTCCAGATCCTTATTGCGGATGCTGGTGTTCACAAAACGACCGACAGATTCCTCTGCCTTGATAACGTTATTCAGTTCATTCACGAAACCGCTAACATCAGCGGACTTGTAGTCGTATTGGCGACCACCGTTGAATTCGATGGTGACGGTATCACCTTCGGTAGCGATGGAGTTGATAGCGGAAGAAGTGAAGTTGGAGATCATGTTGATAATAAAGCGATGGAATGTGATGTGTTTTGAGCGGGATGCATCACCCCCGCTGAGGTTATTAGAGAGGGGAAGTTTCCCACCCCTCAGTGATAACGTCAGGCAAGCAGAAGGTCGTTGGAAAGTGTGCCCAGTTTCATAGAGTTACGAAACTCAGTGACAAAGAACTCAGTGCCATTGTAGAGACGAATGAACCAATCGAAGTTCTTCTGAAAGACATGTTCTCCTGCGATTGCGTGCTCTGAGAGAATCGCATTCAGACGCGATTTGGTGGTGGTTGATTGATGCCCACCGTCCCAAAGGCGGACGCCAAAGTCACCGACTTCTGCAATCTTACCACCGTGGAGATACACTGTGGAAATGTTAGTTTCAGGGTCGAAAGTAACAGCAGTGTTGCCAGATTGCCAGTTGATGCTGTTAGAAATGGCGGCGTTCATTTCCTGTTCGATCTTACGCATTTGGTGTCGTTTGTGTGACTGAAGTCACTATAGAACGGATGGGAGGGGTTTGGGGGAAATGGTGGACAGTCCCCCGACTGTCATCAACCGATCTGTTCGTGACCTCCATTGACTGCGGATTGTTCCCACACATGGTAGAACATATCCCATGCCCACTTATCAGCAACAAAGGTAGAAATGTCTGCCTGTTCGCATACCCAATCGTATGCCATATCGCAGTCGGCGTCCATCTCTCCCACGAAATCATAGAGACCTTCGATTGCACTCCGGAATGCAGGATTCTCAACAGCAGACACAAACCACTTGCCAGTTTCATCATCTTTGATGATGTGATTGCCCTGCAGAGAGTGAGTGGCAGTGAAAGACATTTGGGTTGAACTCCCGACGACTTATGTAATATACACCAGATCGGTGCCTTGTGGGGGTTTGGTGGACAGTTGCCCAACTGGTCGGGCAGCCGCCCAGTTTGTGTTAGAAACTGGGCGACACAGTTAGTATTACTCAGGCATCAAATCATTCAGGATTTCCTCATCATAAAGGTCCACAATCTCTGCCTTAAGTTGTTGCTCACTGATGTCATCAAAGTTGCTAACCAACAGATCAAATGCCAGTTGACACAAATCGTCCAGGTCCATGCCGTCAACAATCATGTTGGCATAGTTCTCTTTCAGTTGCTGAAGTTTCTCTGAGTTCATGGTGGTGTCAGTCATGGTGTTTGTGTGATCGAAGGTGGAAAGGAATGCCATCAGTAATCGATGTTGGAGTTGATGTAATCTTCTACGTTGAACTTGTTATCATCTTTCTCCCATTCTTCCTTGTAGTCGATGACATCGAAGATCTCACCGGAAGCATCTTGAATCTCAGACCAGAGTTCATCAAACATGTGAATCAAATGCAGATAGAGTAGCAAGCGACAGAAGAGGGAATGCCAGATAAACTCAGTTTGTAGTTCATCTCTTCAGCGTAATCATACGCATCCTCGGCATCATAAAAGGGTCCAATGTATTGAGGTTCGCTTAACTCATCAGAGTCAAACTTGACCATAACATTGAGAAACATGGGGTTGATCCCTGAGGACTTGATCAATATACACCGGATCGGGTCCCGGTGCCGGATTAGTGGACAGTTGGTGGATCGTCCACTCGCGGCCGCCGATTCTCAATAGTGGATGTATATTGAGAACCGGAACGGTTAGTGTTAGAAACTAACACATCAATAACCTAACCAAACTAGAAACTCACCAGCATCCACTCCCATGCTCCAATCCTGTTGGATTCCATACTCTTTCACAAAGTCATCCAAAACATAATGATTGCGGGAAACTGCCTCAGCGACAGCATACGAAATGCAACCATTCTGATCAGCAGTGTCAAGCAAAATTTCAGAGAAAGTCATTTTTTAAAGTGTGAATGTGCAGAGGTTAGTGTTACTAAATTATCACAACTCCCACAGCATTTCATTCATCTCATCAGCATCAATTGCAGGGTCATTCCATGCAACGTCGTCGCCAGTTTTTTCAAGATAGCGACCTACTTGCCCGTGCATCATACAGCGGACAAACTTATCCCAAGGCGTCTCTAATCCTTCGCGGAAAGTCACACATGCTTTCGCAGTGTTGTAGAGAAATCGATCATTTTGAATCCAAAGGGCAGCATTCCAGGTTTCCCAGTTTGCCCATCCGTTGTAACCTTCCATTGTCGAATTCCTGAGGACTTAGATACAATAAACGATTTTGGACCCTGTGCCCATTTTGTGTGCCACTTAGGTGATCGTCCACCGGCAGCCGCCGATTCTCAATAGTGGATGTATATTGAGAACCGGAACGGTTAGTGTTACTAACAGAGACTACTCAGGTTAACATGAACCTCCTCAACTTTGTCCCATGCATCATCAGGAAGGTCACCACATTGTGCTTCCATAAAGTCACAAACCATCTCCCAATCTGCATCAAACATTTCAACAAACAATGGCAAAGATTCCAGAGCAGAGTTGAACAAATCTTCTTGAGTTTGAGTCATTTTGATCATCATGGTTTCAGTTAGTGATGAGATCGAGGTTCAGATTGTTAACACAATTCACACCAGCGTAATACGCATCCAGGAAGTTATCGAAAACCTCAATAGTTTCAGTCACTGAATGGCGAGGATTGACCTCTGTACGAATAGCAACTGCGAACACATCCACAGTACCATCATCAGTGTACTTTGCAGAGTGAGTGAGAATCACATTGTCGTTTTCCTTGAAACGATAAACCGAACGGGTCGGAAGGTGATGAGCAGTCAATTCACTGCCAAAGTAAACTTCTGCTTTCCAACCTTGAGAGAAGAGAGACATTTGAGAGGCGTTTTTTTCCATGCACCTAATATGGCACAGAATCGGGGGGTTTGGGGCGAATAGTGGACACTTGCCCAACTGGTCGGGCGGCTGCCTAGTTTCTAACACTAACCGTGCGTTTAGTTAGTGATACTTTGCGGCGGCCGCCGATTCTCAATAAGAGATGTATATTGAGAATCGGTACGGTTACTATAAAGAATCAGAGCGCACCATTCTCATTAACTTTGCCCCACACCAGTTGGTTACCATAAACACCCGCATAGTATGCACCAAAACTCACACCCATGCGCTCATCATTGTTGTCACAATTGCGGGTAAGATTCAGACCAAAGTAGAACTTGTCGCCAATCTGATGAGGTGTGGAAAACTTAACACGGCGCAGTTGTTGATATGCTGCTCCGATAATCACCGCGCAGATTGCACCAATGGTCATCAAATTAATCCAGAGTTGTTGATAATCAAACTCCATCACATCATCGACGAAGTTGATAGTTTGTGCGGAGAAAGTGCTGAAGTTCATTGTTAGAAATTGTGAACGATTTGTGGGAGAAAAATGTGCCTTTCCTCAACCACGAACTAACAATAACCCATCACCGGGGAAAATGGGGAAAATAGTGTGCAGTTCCCAGATTGGCACAATCTCATGAGTCTCTCTTCAAGATCATGTGCCAATCTGGGAACTGGAAGTTTAAAAGATGTCTGAGTAATCCTTGATGCTAACATCAACATGCTCATCACCTTCGAGATCTAGAATATCATTCCAGTCTAGATCTTCGGGGCGAAAGTCATCATAACACTCAACGTCGAGAGTAATGCGTACGTGGCGCTTTGTGTGCATGAGCATGTATCTAGATGCGATGTTTGCGTATTCTATCATGCATAATGCCTGTATGCAAGCTCGTTGTAATCATATGTATCTCGTGCATAATCCTCGTCGAGATCATATGTATCTTGCATATTATATGATGAGTGTACGCCCATCTCGTCGAGATCATATGTATGATCTTGTGCCTGAGTATAGTCGAGATCGTAATCGTCGTAGAACATGAGAGTCTCGTCGAGATGTGTGTTTACTTTATAAGTATATGATGATCTCGTCGAGATGTCAAGTGTGAGTCTCGTCGAGATCCATAACCATTATTTATAAGTCTCGTCGAGAAAATGTGTAGGTCTCATGATTTTTCGCGGCGCGGCACTTGACAAACTGCGCGTCTTATGATACGCTCGCTAAACTTGCATCAGGGAGGGACCTTTTCATAAGATATAAAGCATAAGATCTGGTGGTTTCAGAAGGTTTTAATGAGGTTTATAAAGCATAAGAATGAGGTGCTTTATGAGAGGTTTATGAGGTTCTTTATGAGTATTAAAAGATACTTTTCCACAGGATAATAGAGGTTTTCCACACTATTATAATACTTTTCCACAGGGTTGTGGAAAACGAAACAAAACACTAAAACATATTTAAAATATCTTTTTAAATATAAAATTAACCAAATTTACCTCTTTTTAACGTATTCCAGGTCTTTCCAATCCTCTGGATACACTACAACCAAACATCTTTCATTCCGATGAAACGTTGCATCATTGAAACTCTCTTCACTCTTCTCTCTTACCATAATCTCAAGAGTTAGATACTGTTTATGTTTATCAACAAAGTATATCCAACCCTCCATATGTTTGTGCTTTACATAATGATCTACTTGTGGCGCGTAGTGCTGATCTTGATCAATGTGAGGAACTTGTTCCGGTGGTACATAAGTCATCAGTTATCAAGTACTGCTCTCATTCTTTTTGGAGAATAACCAAGATTTAAATATTCCTGCAATTGTTGATCACATTGTTCCTTTGTAAGTTTGACTGCATCATCTGCAATCAGTTCCCAACCAGTAGTACAGAACTCTTCAATACGATACAATTTAATTTCTTCTGTCATGTTGTAAATACCTCCAGAATACCTGACTGATAATCTTCTAACAATTTAAACTTTTGGGCAGTAAGAATCTTTTCCATGATCTTACTTGTATATCCTTCATAACTATTCAATTGTTCTTCATTGACAATAGTATTAAAAGCATCATTATCATTCTCTGCAATAAGAGTTACCATTCCACCATATTCTGATTGTGGAAATGGTACCCAGTAATCAATAATATACAAATACTTCATTCTACAAAATACTCCATTTCTCCGGTTTCAAGATTGAGGGCATGATAGTCATACATATACTCATCATACTTATGACCAGTCAGATTTGTGTACTGTCGTTCCAATTCACATTTAACTGATATGAGTTGATTGTGTATATAACTCTTCCATTCATTATCTTCTGTCAAATGAACAACATTATCCATTTGTAGAAGAGCAGACATCAACTTGTCCTTTTCAGTAAGATGCTTCATGATCATACTTTTGAGTGTTCTTGTAAGAGATGGTTTCTAAATGAGTATGAAGTTTATTATAAAGAGTTGGAACTGATCCGTGTTCTTTGGCAATACGATTCTCTTCACTCAGTTCTAATGTTTGAAGTGCAGATAAGAGTATATTAATTTCATTGGAGTTAAGATTCATTATTGTTTCGTACATGTGTCTCCTCAAACATTGTATCTATCTTATCAACAATCATAGCATAATCATTTATTTCATCTTCTGGTACAATGAAACCTTCTGCTTCGACTGCATCACGAATGATTTGTAATTCTTTCTCAGTAAAATGAATCATCATTTGATTTGTGATTTGTAAAAGCGTTGAAAAGCAGTAACCAGAATAATCCCAGTGCTAATAATACCAAGTAACCCCAGAAGAGTAGTGCCATTTCCGGCAGAGAAATCGTAAGTATTCATTCGTATGTATGTGTCATAGGGCAATCAAGATGAGTATTTGGTGGAAGTGTGATACAGACACGTTGTAATCGATCCGCATAATCTTCGGAACGAATGGCAAAGAATACCATGTTCGTTCCGAATACAAAAAACAACAAGAGAAAGAAGTAATCAATTCTTCGAATCATAAAGTTTTGCAATGCGATACTGATCAGATGCAGTCTCTTTATCATAAACCTCTACAATACTATCATAAACTTCCTCTTCTGTCATCTCTTTCATCTCTTCGGCAATCTTTAAAATTGCATACTCAATAATGGCATCTTCTTCCATTTCATCAACAAGTACAGAAGCATAATTCTCCTTGAAAAACTGCAGTTGGTTTGGAGTGAGTGTCAT